ACCGGTGGCGAGCGGGGTCTTTGCCGTTGAGGTGGGTCCCACATGAAAAAAGAAAGAGAAAATGGGCCTTGGTGATGCAATTGGGCCTTTAATTTATGGGCTTTGAGTATTGGACTTTGTATATTGGGCCTACTTAAAATAATTCAAATGGGCAGGAATAACAGGAATTTTATTTAATTCATATATTTGAATACGTATAAATACGTATTCATACATCTGAATTCATAAATACATCATATTCATCTCCTACATCTATATCTTCAACTGGTGCTTCTTCCATCATGATTATATCTATAACTTGTACCATATCTTCTTGCCTGAATTCTCCAATTGTAGCTTCTTTGTACATTATTTTGAGGCAGTTTTTGATGCCTTCTTCTAGGCTGTTGAAGTCGAATGGTGGGATTATCCCATGGTGTCTGTATGGGATCATGAATTTCTTCTTGGCTAATGCTGGTGACTTTGTTGATGCTAGTTCAATCTGTACAAGGATTGAAGTGTCTTCTTGCAACTTCACATTTATGATGAACTCCATACCCTTCATGTTGTTGTATTTGATTGTCATGTTTACTTGTTGTGGATCATTCATGAGACTGGTCTTCTTAAATAATGCTAGGATTGATGAGTTATGGACTGGAATGATTTACGTGGTTCATTGTTGTTCATATGCTTAGTAGTGGAGATATGTATGATTGATAGTGACAATACTATTAATCATAAGTACTTTTAGTAATGACATAATAATCCAAATTATTATGGTTAATTATAATTGAAATAGGAATAGAAAAGGAAATAAAAAGAAAAGGAAAATAAAAAGAAAAGGAAATAAGATAATAAACATAAACCCAAACAAATATTTATTAAGAAAGAAAAGGGAGCGCAGCTGAAAAAAAAAACTCAAATTTGAAACAAGCAAAATCAAATAAACACAAAAAGAGAAAAGAAAAAAATAAAATAATAAAATTAAAGCAAAATAAAATAAAAACAGTAAAAACGTCGTCACGATTTTACTGCGCGGTAATAAAAAAATACTTTCACTTAGGAGGTTATAAATCGGGACACCAATGGTAAATGGGACACCGATACATCAGTGCCCCCTATTAGTGTCTAATGTGCAATTTCCAAAAATACTCTTATCCCTGTGTCTGTTAGGCGCGTGGGAGTGCGCTGAAAAAGTTAATTTTCTCTCTCCTAAACTCGTCGGAGAAGACGATTGAGGCACTTCCCGGCATCAATTTGCGACACGCGCGGCGGTGTGTACCCCTGGGAGGGTAGAAACCACTACGCTACGCAGCAGCCTTAGCTACGCCGGAGCTTAGCTCGCCACCGTTCTAATATT